ATCCGGTACCACGGAAAAATCTACGAGCGCCGGGAACATCACATATTCCGGAACGGCGTGCATACCGTCCGGAACACGGCGTACATCTACGGCACAAAGCACGACGTGGAACTTGCGACCGTGCCGAAGTGGGCGGTTCTGCTTCCGGAGGGACAGATTCCCTCGACTATCCCGATGATAGCGACATTCCGCACGCCCTACGCGAACAACATCGACCTCGACAGCGAACTGCCGATAAGCATTTTCGCTAACTCCCTCGGCACGCTTCACGAGATAGACGAGGCACATTCCGAGTATTGCGCGGAATTCAAGAAGATGTCGGCGAAAGTCTTTGCGGACAGCACCGTGCTCCGTGGGAACGAGGGCATTCCGGACGATTATTTTGTGGGTTTCAAGGGTGATGGTGAATCCACGGTGGAACAGCAGATAATGACCTACGCTCCGCAGATTCGCGAGACCGAACACAGCGCCAAAATCAACAAGGAACTGCGGTTCTACGAAACTCAGATAGGCGTAAGTTCCGGGACGTTCTCGTTCGATACGCAGAAAGGACTTGTCACCGCAACGCAGGTGCTGTCCGAGGACAGAACTACATACAACACGGTCTGCCAGATTCAGCGGCAGCTGCGCCCGGTACTGCAGGCGCTCAGTCAGATAATTGTGACATTAGCACGGTTCTACGGCGTTGACTGCGAGGACGGCGAGTGCGCAATAGAGTTCGGCGACAGCGTGTTCGAGGACACTGGCACTGAGTTTAACCGCCGCTTCCAGATGGTTCAGGCGGGACTGCTCAAACCGGAGCTCTTTGTTTCTTGGTATTACGGCGTCCCAGTTGAACGGGCGCTGGAAATGATATCGCCCATGACCGAACTGTTCGGAGGTGAGTAAATGCTCACTCCGGAACAGCTTCAGAATCTTCCGCAGGAGCTGACAGACCTCTACGACCAGCTCTCCGAATTTATTCTGCGGGACATAGCCCGGCGCATTGCAAAGGGTGCGGAGATAACCGACACGGCGGAATACCAGCTCTACCGCGCGAAAAGTTTGGGGCTTTCCACGGACGAGATCGCCGCGAAAATCGCCGAGATTAACGGCAGTTCCGCTTCGGAAATAAACCGGCTTATCCGTGAGGCTGCGGCGCAGTCCGATGAGTTCGACCGCAAAATGCTCGGAGCCGACAAGAGTGCGGCTGTTCCTCTGGAAGAAAACGCACAGCTCCAGAAGCTCATTTCCGCGCAGATAGCGGAGACCGCCGGAAAGTGCGAAAATCTCACAAACACGATGGGGTTCGCCGACCACGATTTCCTCGGTCGTGTGTATTATCTGTCTATGACTGATATGTACCGCCGGGAGATGGATTCCGCGCACATGAAAGTCGCGACCGGCGCAACTGACTACATGACCGCGATACGGCAGGCTTGCAATAAGCTGGCAGCAAGCGGCGTGCGTACCATTGACTACGAAAGCGGTCGCTCCGACCGTATTGAGGTCGCGGCGCGGAGGGCGCTCCTTACCAGTGTGGCGCACGTCACGCACCGGATATCCGAGCAGAACGGCGAGGAGCTGGGCGCGGACGGCTGGGAGATGTCGGCGCATTCCGGTTCGCGACCGTCCCATGCGGTATATCAGGGGCGGCAGTACACGCAGGAGCAGTATGAGAGGATAATCAAGCCGCTCATAAACGAGCCGAACTGCCGCCATGATGTATTCCCGATAATCCTCGGCGTGTCCGAGCCGGTTTACACCGAGGAGGAACTCCAGAATATAGACCAGCCGCCGTTTACCTATGAGGGGCGGACTTACACAGCCTACGAAGCTTCCCAGCAGATGAGGAAGATGGAGCGTGCCATGCGAAAGCAGAAAGACCGCTGCATTGTCGCCGACGCTGCCGGGGACGAGGAGAGCTTCACCACTGCGAGCATAAAGCTCCGGCGGCAGAAGGATATCTATGAGGATTTCTGCAAGGCTGCTGACAGCTACACGCAGTATGAGCGGACTTACGTCGCCGGGTATGACAGAAGGCTTGCGGGAAAGACCGGGGCGGTTACGCGGAAACAGAGGGCGTTTGAAAAGGTGCAGATTCGCTTGACAGAAGAAAAGAATCGTGCTATAATTGAGCAAGAGAAACGGAAAGAACAATTCCGTTCCGACCTAAAAAGCGGCAAAATCAACACATCGCTTGACGTGAAAAATCAGAAAAAGCATATTATTTCACCTGAATGGAAGAACAATGTAAGGCAGCAAATAAAGAAGCTGCATGACGGTGACACCAAAGCCGCTTCTCCAAAGAGCAGACTTTTCAAAGATGTTACTCCGGAAAAGTTGTTTAAGGAGTATTCCGGCAAGGGAACGCTCCGACTGCAAAAGAACAGCACGACTGTTGATGAATTTGTTACTGCGGATTATCCTGTTGGTATTACATTTGACCGAAAGCTGCAAAAATACGTCCGAACACGAAGATTCCAAATCAGATATCAGGACGGCGGGTATCACTTATTCCCCGTTTCAGAGAAAGAAGATGATTAGTTATGAACATTTGTCAGAGGAACATTGACATACTGGACGGAAAAAGAGCCAGAGTTACCGATACAGACGGTAACGTGTATGTCGGCAAAGGCTATCAGCCTTGTATCGCAACTTATAAGGACGGCGAAGAGGGCGATGGAATCTGTTTCCTTTGCGACGATGGTTTAGACCTCATCTTCGCTGAAGATGAAATAGCGAATGTCGAGCTACTTTGATAACAGCTGTATAATAATTCCGCACTCCCAGCAATGGGGGTGCAAATTTATACCCTGAAAGGAGAACGCCCATGCAGCACATATCGGAACGAATTGTAAACATAGCCGATCTGGAGAAGATTCTGACAGATATTCACCTGCTTTCGCAAATAGCACAGAACAGCTCCGGCGATGAAACGCAGAAGCTGCTCCATGAAATAGGAAGATTGGCTGATGAAGCAGCGAACTTCCAGTTCCGCCTTGAAAGTAGAATTACTACTATAGCCAATTAGTAATTCTTGTATCTTCAATTTTAGGCGGTGCATTGTGAAGATGAACGCAATCGCAAAAATCATTGCATATCATCCACTTGTATTCCTCTGATTGTTCATTTGCTGGAAGCTTGCTGTTTTCAACGATAGGGCACTTGGCGCTTTGAAAAACAGCGGAATAAGGATTTGCCGGGTCGTTATATCGGTACGTCACAAGAATCGGTAAATCTATATTCCATTTGTCACAATGAACTTTCATCGGAATAATAGTACAACAATCCATGATTTTGACCTCCTTTCTATACTATTATATTAAATCGAGTGTCAAACGTCAAGGTGTTAATTATCAGAAAGGAGTTCCCATGATCCAGAACAACCGATACTGCAAAGCGAAGCAGGCGGCGGTGAACGCGGACGCAACGCGGAAGCGCCAGCGCTGCAATCAGCGAGATCCGCCCCGGTACGTCAGCAGCTACACATACCACATAGTCATGCTACCCTTACTAAGGGTACATTTTTTTACCTGTTTTTAAGGAGGATTTTTATGGATAAGTTAAAGGTACTTCTCCAGAAGCTCGGCATTGAGCTTACCGCAGACCAGACCAAGCAGATCGGCGAGGTTATCGAAAAGGAATTCGTCCCCGCTGCCGAGGTCGCAGCCAACAAGACAAAGCTCGATGAGCTTACCAAGCAGCTTGCCGCCCGCGACAAGGATCTCGCAAAGCTCAAGGCGGATAACAAGTCCGAGGAGCTGCAGAAGCAGCTCGACGAGCTGAATGCAAAGTACAAGCAGGACACTGACGATCTCAACGCTAAGCTGTCCTCTCAGCAGGCGGATTTCGCCGCAGAGAAGCTGTTCGGCGGCTACAAGTTCGCAAGCGACCGCGTCCGCAAGTCCGTTCTGGACGAGTTCAAGGGCAAGGGCTTCAAGCTGGAGAACGGCGAGTTCGTCGGCGGCAAGGAGTACCTCGAGGGGCTGAAGCAGTCTGAGCCGTCTGTGTTCGCAGCGGAACAGAAGCCCGGGCTGTTCATGGGCAGTACGCAGAGCAACGTCAGCGCCAGCGCAAACAACCTTGAGGAACAGATTTTCGCCGGAATCGGCGTAAAGAAGTAAAGGAGGACACCATAATGGCAATCAATACGATAGAAGCGGCAAAGATATTCCAGACCGCACTCGACCTGCAGATGATGCAGGGAGCTACCTCCGGCTGGATGGAGGACAACGCCGGACAGACCAAGTATTCCGGCGGCAATGAAGTCAAGATCCCGAAGATGTCGCTCAGCGGTCTTGGCAAGTACGACCGCGACAACGGCTACGTTCAGGGGGCTGTCACCTATTCATACGAGACCAGAACACTGACTCAGGACAGAGGCAGAAAGTTCCAGCTTGATAAGATGGACGTTGACGAGACCAACTTCGTTGCAAGCGCTTCCGCCGTCATGAGCGAGTTCCAGCGCACAAAGGTCATTCCGGAGGTGGACGCTTACCGCTACAGCAGGATCTACGCTCTGGCAAAGGACAACTACGGCAGGACTTACACCCCGGCGGCAAGCACTATTCTGTCTACGCTTTCCGCTGATATAACAGCGGCGCAGGACGCCACCGGAGCTGACGACCTTGTGATCATCATGCCTATCGCTGTTTCGGATATGCTGAACAACAGCGAAAAGATAACCAAGTACATCAACGCCGGAGATTTCAAGCAGGGCAACCTTGACCTTAAGGTGAGGTACTTCAACGGCATTCCTATCATTCCGGTTCCCTCTGCGAGAATGAAGACTGCCTACACTTTCAATGACGGCACGACCAGCGGTCAGGAAGCGGGCGGCTTCACGCCTGCGGCAAAGGCGACCCAGATAAACTGGATAATCTGCCCGAAGTCCGCGCCGATAGCGATTTCCAAGACGGACAACTTCAAGATCATCGACCCGGACGCTAACCAGTCCGCTGACGCGTGGCTCATTGCATACCGCAAGTTCCACGACCTCTGGATCAAGGACAATATGCTACCCTCTATCCGCGTGTGCGCGGTACCTGAAACATGAGTTACGCCGACTACACCTATTATACCGACACCTACGGCGGCAATGCGGTAAGTCAGGACGATTTCCTCAGGCTTGCCGCCGAGGCTTCCGCGTACCTCGACCGAGTGACGCTTGGTCGGGCTGAGGAGCATTCCGAGGACGAACGGCTGAAAATCTGCTGCTGTGCGCTCTGCGATGTTCTCACAGCTACAGCGGACACCGGTGGCATGGTCAAGCAGTCCGAAAGCGTGGGGAGCTGGTCGTATTCGCTTGCGAGCGGCTCAGCGGCAACAGTCGAGGAGCTGATGTACAAGCGGTGTCTGACCTGGCTTCCTGCGGAGTGGCTCTACAGAGGGGTGGCGCGGGAATGAGGTTTACAGAAACCATCACGGTCTACAACAAGATCCCGCAGCAGGGGCGCGAACCGGAGAAGCTCCGCCGCACGGTAGTTCACGGAGTATTCTGGGACTACACGACCGGAGCCGCATTCGGCAAATCCGGCAAGGATGACAGCGACAGCATTACGGTCATGATTCCGGATTTGCCTGCGCTTGTTCCGGCAGCGGAATGGTTCCGGAGCGGCTGCCCCGAAGATAAGTTCACGCTTTCCCCCGGCGACATAATCGCCCGGGGCGAATGTGGAGATATCTCAAGCGCAGCGGAACTTGAACGGCAGCACACCGAAAAATTGATAATCACAGCGGTTCGTGACTGCCGGTTCGGTTCCGCAAGTTTGAGACATTGGGAAGCTTCCGGAAAGTAGGTGATTCGATGAAAATTACTACCGAACGAGGGGTATTGTTCACTACCGCCAGTGGCAAGTCTATTCTTCGCTGGAATGGTGGCAAACCGCCAACCGATGATGGATTCAACAAGCTTCAAGTGTTCATCGACAACACAGTCGTCCGGCATATGGATCCATACGTCACTATGCGCACCGGAATGCTGAAGAAGTCCGTTATCCTCGGTTCCCGCATGGGCAGCGGCGAACTTGTGTTCATTGCACCGTATGCTCATAAGCAGTACTATCGCAACGGAAAGCTCAAGGGAAAGCGCGGTTCGCGGTGGTTCCACCGAATGTGGGCGGCGTTTAAGGACACCATTGTCCGGGAAGTCAAAAATTACGCAAGGAGGCTGATGCCGTGAAATCAGTTATGGACAGCGTTTGCGAATACCTTTCCGGGTGTCCGCTGCTCGACCCGAAACTTCCGGTCTACCTCGATTATGTGGACGATAACGACTGCTACTGTGTGGCTACGGTTCCGAATGCACCTTATCGCAAGGACATTCTCGGCAACCGTATCTACACGGTGACGTTCCAGTTCGCATATCGCACGGCTATCGGCAGCGATGTGGAACGCGGAAAGAATGTTGAATTTCTGGAGCGGTTCTGCCGCTGGATAGATGAGCAGAATGACCGGCGCAGCTTCCCCGCTCTGGCGAAGAATCAGACCGGACAGAGCCTCAAGGTAATAGAGACCGGCTGTCTTGACGAGACCGCCGAGGATAGGGTAACGGGCGTTTATTTAACGCAGCTACAGTTTATATATAAGGAGAGATGTTAACATGGCAATCACAGGAACAGGCGCTGTAGAGCGCGAATACAGCGTACTGCTGATACAGATCAACGGGATATGATATCCCATCGGCGAGGACAACGAGAGTATGGAGCGTACCCGCAACAATACGGTCACACAGACCAAGAACGTTCTCGGAAAGACCAAGACTAAGGTCACAAAGGGCAATCAGGTAACATCAGTTTCACCGTTCCTCGTTGCA